GTAAGAATAATTATTTTGGAGGGGCCCTTTACGGGCCCCTTCTTTTTTGATAGAAAGGAAAAATGACTAAAAAGAAATACTTAATAAAAATATTTACTAAATACCTTCAAACAAAGTTTGAGATCGAAAGTGATAAAGAGATAAATGATATAAATGAGCTGAACCCTCATATCATTGACTTTATAGGAAAATCTGATATACAATGGGAAGAAAATGATTTGCAATACACTAGTACTGTGAATGATTTTTATATAACCTATGAGGAGGTTAACAATGGCTCAAGACAACATGATACTGTTCGCCAAGAAACTGAAACTCGAGTCTAGATGGAACGAGTTATTTCTTGAAAATAAAGGACAGATAACACCTGAAATGTCTGTGTTAGGTGATGAGATCAAAAACGTAATTAGATCAATCATTAGACAACAGGAAGAGCAAGTCCGAACCAATCCTAGAGATGGTGAAATTCATCTTTACGCTGGTTAATTAAGGACTAATACATCGTTGAAATCTACATTTCTCGATAGGGATTTCTTGCACTCTTTAATAATTTCGTATATAAATTAGTCACTATACATAAATTTTCTGCATAGACGCGTATAGTCGACGACCTAGAGACTATGTGGAAGAAACTAGGAGGATATAAATATGGCAAACACTACTTTTACAGGTCCAGTAGTAGCATTAAACGGTTTTATCGGTGGTGCTAACGAAAACGCTGGTGATACACAACAAGGTGGAAAAGTTTCTTGGACTGTTTCTGATGCATCTACAGTAACGATCGCAACAGGTTCAAGAGCAGGTGAAACTTTATCAGCTGTTGGAAATGATGGTGTTATGATCTATGTTGACAATGGTTTCTCAAATGCACCTACTTATGCATTTTCAAATGGAACTCAGTGGATTAGATTATTAACAACTACTGTTGCTATCGCAACAGACGCGTAATTAATTATGGAGCCCTTCGGGGCTCCTTTAAAATTTTAAGGAGATTAAAATATGAAATCAGATGTTAAAGCAACACAGAAAACCACTGACGGTTTAGTGTTTGCAGGTAGAACAAGATTAAGAGGTATTGTTCTTGGTGCTCCAAACCCAACAACTGCTGGAGCTGCAGTTTTTTTAAATGGGACAGCAGGATCTAATTACTTACAAGTTGAAGCGCCTGCAGGTGATGTGTTCGCATTAAATATTCCAGAAGATGGAATATTATTTGAAAACGGAATTTTTGTAACTGATTTAGTTGGAAAAGTAACTGTATTATACGACAAGTAGGAGGCTAAATGGCTAATACTACTTCTGGAACTTATGTATTTGATAAGAACTTTGCTATTGATGAAATAGTAGAGGAAGCTTATGAAAGAATAGGTTTATCACCAAACACAGGTTATGATTTAAAAACTGCAAGACGTTCTTTAAACATAATGTTTCAAGAATGGGCAAATAGAGGTTTACACTATTGGGAAGTTGCAAACAATTCAATTACATTAGTTGATGGTCAAGCAACTTATACAATGTACAGATCAACAGGTGACGGAACTTCTGATGCTACAGCTATTTATGGTGTTGATGATATTTTAGAAGCTTCTTACAGAAATTCTTCTTCAGTAGATTTTCCTTTAACAAAAATTAATAGATCTGCTTATCAAGCTTTAGCAAATAAAACAGATGAAGGAACACCCACACAATATTTCGTACAAAGATTTATAGACAGAGTTACAATAACTCTATATCTTACTCCAGGCTCAACAGAAGCAGGTAATACAATTAACTATTATTATGTGAAAAGGATACAAGATGTTGGAGATTATACAAACGCAACCGATGTACCTTATAGGTTCGTTCCTTGTATGTGTGCGGGTCTTGCTTATTATTTGGCTATTAAAAAAGCGCCACAAAGAACACAAGAATTAAAATTATTATATGAAGATGAATTACAAAGAGCATTACAAGAAGATGGCTCTTCTTCAAGTACATTTATAACCCCTAAAACTTATTATCCAAATGTCTAATTTAGCCAAAGGAAGATATGCAAAATTTATATCTGATAGATCAGGTATGGAGTTTCCATATAAAGAAATGGTTAGAGAATGGAATGGATCAAGAGTTCATGTATCTGAGTTTGAACCAAAACAACCTCAATTAGAGCCGAGACCATATACAGCGGATCCACAAGGTTTACAAAATGCAAGACCAGCAAGAACTGAGCCAGCTACAGAATCTATGTTAGGACCTGATCCACTATCTTTTACTGCTAATTCATCAACAGTTACAGTTACAGAAATTAATACCCAAAGATCAGTTTCAGATATAGTTGTACTTAGAAACGTAGATGGAAGCCCTGGAGGATTACCTTTTACAACATTAGAAAACTCAACAGGTTTTACTATTGTATCAGTATCAAGTGATACTTTTACCTTTAATTTAAACACAACAGCTGCTATAACAGAAAAATCAGGAGGTATGACAGTCACAGCAGGACCTGTTACATTGACACCATGACATACGCAGAACTAGTTACAAAAATTAGAGATTATTGTGAAGTAGATTCAAATGTATTTACATCAACTATTATTGATGGATTTATTCAAGATGCAGAATTTAGAATTTTAAGAGATGTAGATTCTGATAATAATAGAAGATATGCGCAAGCAGATATTGTTGCAGGTCAAAGATATGTAAATACACCTTTGATAAATGATGAGACATTAGTTATCAGATCAGCGCAAATCACTAATTCTACAGGTGGAGCAGATAACTCTAGTCGTTCGTTTGTAGAATACAGAGACACTAATTTTATATCTGAATACAATTCAACAGGAGTATTAGGACTACCAAAATACTATGGATACTGGGACGAAAACACTATTGTATTAGCTCCTACTCCAGATCAAAATTATAATATGCAGATAAATTATATCTTGAAACCAGCTCAATTATCGAGTACTAATACACAAACATACTTAAGTAAGGAATTTCCCAACGGACTTTTGTATGCATGTTTAGTAGAAGCTTACGGATTTTTAAAAGGTCCAGCTGATATGATCCAGTTCTATGAAGGAAAATATACGCAAGCTCTACAAGGATTTGTCATAGAACAAATGGGAAGAAGAAGACGGGACGAGTATCAAGATGGTGCTCCTCGACTTCCTAAAACACAATAAGGAGTAAATACAAATGGCAATAACACAAGCAGTTGCGAATAGTTTTAAAAAGGAATTACTAGAAGGAAAACATGATTTTCAATTTTCTGGTGGTGATAATTTTAAACTTGCTTTGTATGTCTCTACTGCAACATTGAACTCTGCTACTACAGCGTACACTACTACTGGCGAAGTTGCTGCTAGTGGTCAATACACAGCAGGTGGTGGAGCATTAGTAAAACCAAATCCAAGTACTTCAGTTGCATCAGGTGTTGCGATTGTGGATTTTGCGGATTTATCTTTTACTGGTGTAACAATTACAGCTAGAGGTGCATTAATTTATAATACTTCATCGTCAGATAAGGCGGTTGCAGTGTTAGATTTTGGTGCCGACAAAACAGCAACTTCAGGAACATTTACAATTCAGTTCCCAGCTTTCACAACATCAGCAGCGATTCTTAGAATTGGTAACGCGTAATAGGGAGGTAACCTATTATGGCCAATGCTTGGGGCGAATTAGCTTTTGGAGAAGGTAATTTTGGAGAACAAAATAATACAACTGTAGAAGTTACAGGTGTAGCAGGGAATCCTATTGCCTGGGGTTCAAATCAGTTTGGATCCGCAAGTTTTGGTGGTGCATCAAATTCTATCCCATTAAATTTATCAGAAGAAAATGTAACTGTAGAAGTTAATGAAGGATGGGGAAGATTAGCTTTTGGTGAAGAAAATTGGGGAGAAACTGGTAATGCTGTTCCTATTTCTGGAACTGCTTTATCTACATCTATCGCAAATGCAGATGATGCTTGGGGTGAATTAGCATGGTCAGCATATAATACTAGATGGGGTGGTCAAACAAGTGTTGATGTTTCTGTTAGTCAAGAAATAAATGTATCTGGTCAACAATTAAATATTTCACAAGGTGATGAATTTGTATTTTCACAAACAGAAGTTTTCTTATCAGAAAATCCATTACCAAATTTAACAATAGCAGAAGGAACAATTGATCCTGCTCCAGATGCTATTTTAACAGGTCAACAATTAAATACAGGCTTAGGCTCTCTAACTGTTTATAATGAGCAAGGTTGGGGCAGAGATAGATGGGGTACAGAAGCTTGGGGTGCAGAAGGTATTTGGTCTTTTGTTGATGTAACAGGAGAAAGTTTAGTTGTAACTTCAGGTATTCAAGAAACTTGGGGTCAAGATGAATGGGGTGCAACTACTACAGAATGGGGTGGAAACTCAGTTACAGATGTAGATATTAAAACTTTTGCAGCTGTAACAGGTAATGAATTAACAGCAGCTGAAGGAACAGTTGATCCTAGTCCAGATGCTACAGTTGTTGGTATTGGATTAACGGCAGGTGTTGCTTTAGGATCAGTAGTTGAAGCAGATGCAAATGTTACAATAACTGGAATTGGCTTAGAAATAGCTCAAGGACAAGCAGAATTAGAGGCTGTAACTATTGCAAATATTACTGGACAAGCGTTAGAAGTTGGGTTAAGAAATGCAGTAGCAGGTGCTTCTGCGGAAGTAGATTTAACTGGAAATCAGTTGACAATAACTTCTGGAAGCATTAATGTACAGTCTTGGCAGATTGTCGATACCGGCACAAATGTTAATTGGAATATTATTGACACGGCCGCTTAATTTTAGTAAAAATAAAACAACGAGGATAAAAAATTATGGCATC